GTAATTAACATAACAGAGAGTTCTTCATTTAACTCTTTGCATCTTTTTTGGCGAGTGTAATACTCACCTGTGAATTCTAGTACATTATCTTTCATGTTTATCTCCTAGTGGAGTCAAAACTCCACCCTTTCTTTCTCAATCTTTTTACCCGACCTCTGATTGCATTTTCCGTTCTGTCTGGAAAAATGTGTTTGAGTTCTTTTAATTTCATTGTGCCATAGTGATCCTTCAGAAGCCTATCTTCTTTTTGTGTCCAGTCGGGTGTCTTTCCTCTCATATCTATTTCCTATTTTTATATTATATAATATGTGAGTGGAAAAGTCAAGAACTATTTTTAGGTAAGTCGTAAATAAATGTTGACTTTAAAGGTTAATTCTTGTATAATATAATAAATTGGAGAAAAATACTATGCAAGAAATTGAATTTATAATAATGCTAGGTGTAATGATAGGCTGTGCCTATACATCATATCAAGTGGGAAGAAAGGACGGAATAGGAAATGCTATTGAGTACTTTGTAGATGAAGGCTTAATAGAGTTAGAAGATAACGAGTAAAAAAATTTTTCTTGACTTTTGGTGGAGAATTTAGTATAATAATAGTATGAAAGTTCGTCTACTGCAGACGAGCTTCTTCTAGTTCTAGCGACAGCTAGGGGAGGGATTGGAAGTAAACTCACTACTTTGCAATGAAGATTAGATTTAGTCAGTTTACGGGATTTTATTAACGACTTGCCGAGAGGAAGTCATAGTAGCCGCCGAAAGGGGCTAAAGGAGAAGAAAGATGGTAGTACAATTACCAACAATACACGACCTTAACAGGTCATGGATTGGAGCAGATCGTTTTTTCGAAAGGTTCGCTTCAATGCCTACATACGAAGATAATTCGTATCCACGATTCAATGTAACAAAAAACGGAGACCAGTATCAAATAGAGATTGCTCTTGCGGGTTACAAGAAAGAGAATATAACAGTAGAAAGAATAGAGAATATTCTCTCGATTCATGGAGAAAAGAGTCTGAAAGATGTGGCAGATGAGTCATATTTACACAGGGGGATTACACGAAAAGCGTTCAAAAGAAGCTTCACTATATCTGATGATGTCAGAATAGATAATGCATCTTTTGTTGACGGGATTCTAACTGTAGACCTTCATGTTGAGATACCTGAGGAAAGAAGACCAAGACAAATTGAAATAACATAAGGTATTTATACCTAATATCACATATAGGAGAATGACGTGATGATAGAGGATTTTCGCTTTAGAAATGGTGAGGATCCTTTGAAAGTGTTGAGAGCAATAGGTAGACAGGCAGCATTATTTGCACCATTTATACTTATTGTTTGGTCAGTCGTAGGTTTTTACAACTGGTCAAGCTGAGCACTAGGTCTTAAGGTTAGAATGATAACAATTACCGAAACAGCAAAGGAGAAAATCACAGAGAGGCTGGGGAAGGATTTCCTCCGCCTCTCACTTTCTGGGGGTGGTTGTAATGGGTTCCAGTATAACTGGGACTTACACGAAGGAAGACCTAATAGCGACGACTTCGTTATTGAGGATAGAATAGTAATTGATAGCTTTACCATGCCATACTTGCATGGTACTATCATAGATTGGAAAGAGTCTCTTGTAGAGACAGGATTTGAGATTCACAACCCAAATGAAATGAGTGCTTGTGGTTGTGGAACATCAGTAGGATTTTAGAATGAATGTAACTCAAAATTGCGTAGATTTAGTTAAGCACTTTGAAGGGTTTAAAGCTAACGCTTATCTATGCCCAGCAAATGTATGGACTATAGGCTACGGAAGAACAAGGAATGTAAAAGAAGGCGATATTGTAAATGAAGCACAAGCAGAAAGAGATTTATTAGAAGAACTTGAAGAATTTTCACATCAAGTTTTGCACGTCGTCAAAGTAGAATTAACACAAAACGAACTTGATGCACTAACATCATGGACATATAATTTAGGAGTAGGAAACTTACAAAGTAGTACACTTCTGAAAAAATTAAATTCAGGGGATAAGGATTCAGTTCCATCAGAAATGCTTAGGTGGAACAAAGCAGGTGGAGAAGTATTAGCAGGATTAACAAGACGCAGAGAAGCAGAGGCAGAATTATGGGCAAAGGCAGCAGGATAAGACCTTACAATAAAGAAAAGTTTGATAAAAACTGGGATAGGATTTTTAAAGTACGAAAAGGAACTAAAGCTAAACCTACCCAAGTTCATAAGAACAAAAAGAAAGAGGAAAAGAAAGACCCGTCAGAGACTTGGAGAGACGGAACAATTTGGGCAATGAACGAGTTTAGACTATGATGGAATGGTATATGTTAATGAATTTTGTAATAGTGAGTATAGTTTCGTACTATATTGGTCACTGGAACGGAAGACGGAACAAGTTATGAAAAGAATTAAAGAAAAAATACAAGAAATTTGGTTATGGTTCATAGCTAAATTCTTCCCGAGATATAAACTTGTAGTAAGTTTTAATCAGGTATGGGGAGACTCCGATGACATTGAATACACAGTAAAAAAGTTTATTAGTAAGAAACCTAAGTACTTAAAGTTCATAACTCATGAAGGGGACAAAGTAGAAATTACAGGAGCCGACGGCTTAAATTACAGGATAGAACAATTATGAATCAAGTATTTATAGGAATAATAATCGTATTAGGACTCGGAAGTTATTGGTTATATAGTGAGAATACGACATTAAAAGCTAATAACGCAGCACTCGAAGGTGCCGTAGAGGAACAAAAACTTGCAATGGAGTCTATTCAAAAAGACTTTACATTACAAACAGAACAATTAAATGAAATGACTATTAAAAGTCAAGCAGCACAGAGAGAGTTGAATAGATATTCAGATTTTATTCGTAACTATCAACTTACTGCTAAAATTTTAAACGATCCAGTAGAAATGGAAAGGAAGATAAATAATGGAACAAAACATATATTCGAAGACATCGAAAAGCTTAGTAATGTTGTTGACGACCTCGATGATGGTCTCCAGCTGCAGTCTACTAGGTAATAAAACAAAACAAGTAGACATAGTAGCAAAACCGATTGAGCGAACTTTCGTTCAACCTGTTATGCCTAGAGAAATAGATTTAAAACAACCTACATGGTTTGTTGTTACGCCTGAGAACTTTGAGGAGTTTGAAGCACGAATAATAGACCAGGAAGGAGAGTTCGTATTCTTAGCTATGTCAGTACCTGATTACGAAGTAATGGCTTACAATATGCAGGAACTGAAAAGATACATCACAGAAATGAAAGATGTAGTAGTTTATTATAAAAAGATAACAGCACCTCAGTCGGAGACAGAGTAATGGCAAAACAAGAGCAAGATTATAAAATAACAATACATTTAAGAGCAGATGTTACTGATAAGTCAGTAAGAGACTGGCTTCCTAGTGCCTTAGAAGAAGGAGATTGGAAGTTAAGAACAGTTAAGATTTATGGCACAGATATTAAAGCTATAAATAAAGAAGATCCTGCACATAAATGGGTAAAAGATTTCAGATGACACCCCAAAGACACAACATAGAACTTGCTTTAGGGGTCTTGAAAAAACAACTTGGAGTTACAAAAAACCCAAGTGAGATTTCTCGGATAGAAGGAGAAATCACGGAGTTGCAAAAGTTACTTACTTTTGGAACTAGAAAGGAGAAGAAATGGAGTTAATTAAAGGCTGGATAGATTGGGTTAAAGCTCGAGTATCCGAACGAACTTCATGGGACGGGGCAGTATTAGTAGTTTTAGGATTGCTAGTAATACTGATGAATCCACTAGCTAAAATGTTAGCATGGGTCGCACTAATTTGGGGAGCATGGACTATTTATAAGGAAGAAATATAATGTCAATGCCACCTGGACAGTTTGCTGGAGATATGGATAGAAACGAGGTCGAAATAGACCTTAATAAATTCATGGCTCTGTTGCAAGAAAAAAGCGAACTTAAAGATAGAATACGTGAGTTAGAAGATATAAATAATGTAAACCCTTATCAAAAGTGGATATTTCTAGCACAATCAATCGATAGCTGGAGGATATTCCCTAGAGCGTTTCTAAGTATTTATATGTTTCTACTTTATTTTGCAACCTTTTGGTTTATGGATTTACCAGAACCAAGTCTCGAACAGTCTGGTTTAATATCAGTACTTGTTGGAGCAGGCGCTGCGTGGTTTGGACTCTACGCAGGTACTCATAAAGCACCAACCGCAGGACAAGATAAGAAGTGATCTACTCGTCGCATAAAGCCGTACCAGACAGCCTATGTGACGTTACACTAGAAGCACTTCGTATTGTTGTCCCAATGGAAGGATATATAGGAAATGCCTTATCTGATAAAGCTTTCCGACAATCACAAGTCCGATGGTTGCGAGACAATGAGTACTGGCACGAACTCAATACATTCGTGCAGACTGTAGGCACAACCTTTGGTTTGCAGTATTGGGGTCTTGAAGACCTTGTGCTAGAACCGTTACAATTAGCTACTTATAATGTGGGTGATTTTTACGACTGGCACTTGGACTCGCCACCTGAAGGACCGAGAAGACTTAGTCTTAGCCTTCAGCTATCCGATAAATCAGAGTATGAAGGAGGTGATCTAGAGTTTAAAGAATACACTCTGAACGCTGAAGCATACGAAAAAGGCTCAATTATAATGTTCGACTCCTCTCACAAACACAGGGTTTCTCCTGTTACCAGAGGAGTCAGACATTCTCTAGTAGGTTGGTTTAGATAAAATTAACCTATCCCCAAAATAAAACTTGACTTCCAAGTTTATTTCAACTATAATATAACAATGAATATTTTTATACTTGACGAAGATATAGACAAGTGTGCAGAGTATCATGTAGATAAGCATGTTGTGAAGATGATTTTAGAGTCAGCACAGATGTTATGTACAACGCATTGGATAGATAAATACATTGGATATACACCGAGAAAACTTACATCAGAAGAATGGGCAGTCGTCCGAGAACACAAAAAAGTGGAACCTCGACCGTTCCCTTATTTACCCACTATGCATAACCACCCTTGTAGTGTGTGGGTGCGTAGTAGTATGGACAATTATGAGTACTTATATACGCTCGCCCTCGCACTTAATGATGAATATGGATTTAGATATGGAAAATCGCATAAATCAGTGCATGATGTCATATTACGGTTACCAGAGCAGCTCGAGTTACCTAGAAGTGGACTCAGCCCATTTGCGCAGGCAATGCCTGATGAGCTTAAGGGACCAGATGCTGTATCTGCCTATAGACGATACTACTGTAGAGAAAAAAGTTCCTTCGCAAGTTGGAAAGGACGAGAACAACCAGAATGGTGGATAGGAATATGAATAGTAACGAAGTGGCATTTATATCAGCAATAGTATTATGTACAGCTTTTTGGCTAATAATACAGGCAGTAGGAGGACCTTTAGTGTATCAATGAGAATATTAGTAGAGAACTATGGTGATGCGAAAATACTAAAGGATAGACCTCACGGCTATGCAAGATGGATTGTAGAGTGGTCAAATAAAGAAACACAAATCTATTCAGGAATCTGGTATACAGAAGAACAAATAAGAAGAAAAGTGGAGAAAGAAATTGATAAACATAGATGATTACGGTAAATTCGTAAAAAGCACAACTTCAGATGAAAGTTTAAGAACTGAAGTTATGGCAGACAGATTATTTGGGTTGCAAAATACTTATAAAGATGCCGAATGGAGCCAGTTAATAACTTGCTCTATGGGTATGCAAGCCGAGTCAGGTGAGTTTTCAGAGATTATTAAAAAGATAGTATTTCAAGGAAAACACTTTGACGAAGATGTAAAGTTCCATCTTAAAAGAGAACTAGGAGATGTATTATGGTATTGGGTACAGGGCTGCTTAGCTCTTGGATACACTCCAGAAGAAGTAATGAAAGAAAACATAAGTAAACTAGAAAAAAGATACCCGAATGGTTTTGAGATTCACAGAAGTGAAGTAAGAGACGAGGGGGACATATAATGGCAAATAATGTATACTTTGACATAAACATGGATAAGGAAGTTGATGTAGATAAAGTATTTAAGTACCAAGATAGAACTGTACCGTCGTGGGACGGAAAAGATTCTTATAAAATTAAAGAATTAGTTGAAGCATACGAACAACCTTTTATGTCTAATGTTGAAAAAACTTTAGATGAAGACGGTTGGTTAAAGGACTCTTATAGTTGGCACATTGATAACATAGGAGCCAAATGGGTTAATTTAGATTATGCAGACGAGAGTACTCTTTCGGGGTATTCGGCGTGGTCGCCTCCAATAGAGATGCTAGGACATTTCGCAAAGTTTATAAAGCAAGATTTAAAAATGACTTATGAAGATGAGTTTCGTAACTTTATAGGAGTTGCTTGGTCAGATGATGAAGGAAACACCTCTTGTGAAGAACTTGTAGATGATGATGTATTACAACTATTTCTTGACAGAACTGAAATGGAAGAACTTCCTGACGATTATGATTGGTGGGAAGAAGAAGTAGATGTTGATGGAAGTATGTGGAACGCAAGAGAACTTTATGACGAGTGCGTATACGAATGGTTGGGGAATCAATAATGACAGAAATATTTTTATTCCCTTTTTATGTTTTTAAATACTTCTTTGCTCTTATGGCTTGGATATTTATAATATCAGTTCTATTACAAACAGATTGGTATTATAATTTAAGAGACCTTATCAAAGATAGATATAGAGAACTAAGAGACAGAAACAAGTGAAGTACCAGCATTTTAATTGGGGTCCGTTTATTATGAAGACTTCTTGTCCTAAGAGGATACTCAAAAGACTAGAAAACGACGGTAGACAGGCAGAAAGAAGTTGGAATCACCAGTTGGCAGGGCATTTAAAAAATCAGTATAAATATCCAGAAGTTTTTGAACAATGGTTTTATAGTGAAATGAGTGAGATATTCACAGGGTATAGACAAGCACATTGTATGTATCACGGTTTTGAATATGTACCCTGCCAATTAGTTTATCAAAGTTTATGGGTAAACTTTATGAAGCCTGGCGACTTTAATCCTCCTCATATTCATGGGGGAGATATTTCTTTTGTTATCTTTGTAGATGTTCCAAAACAGTTAGAAACTGAAATGGAAGAACACGAAGGTACAACAGCAAAGCCAGGACAGTTAATGTTTAATTATGGAGAAAATTCTAAACAAAGACAATGGGCAACAATAGGACATTTTATTAGTCCTAAAACTGGCGATATGTGTATATTTCCAGCACAACAACAGCATTGGGTTGCTCCATTTAAGTCTAATGTTACAAGAATAAGCGTTTCGGGGAACTTAAAAATAATATACCCCGATGGATTACCAAAAGGATATTTTTAATGGACTATGAATTTTATGAAGATAAGGTATTAGAAGATGTAAAGAACTACATAGATAGTACCTATTCGAAGCATTATGCACAAGGAAAAATACAATCAACTGAGATTATATTTGATGCAGAGCATGGCGTAGGCTTTTGCATTGGAAACATAATGAAATACGCACAAAGATATGGAAAGAAGAATGGCTTTGATGATAGAGATTTATTAAAGATAATTCATTATGCCATCATTTTATTAGGACAAAAAATTAAGGAGGAAGATGAGTTTAGAGAGTATCAGGCACAACTACAACTTGATAGTGATTAGGAGGGGTTGTGAAAAGAGGAGTTAGAAAACGAGCAGGAGAAAATTTAACTCCTACTAATATAAAAAAGGTTATTCACGCTTTGGAAGAAGAAGGAATAACTAAAAAAGTAGCCTGCGATATGTTAAACATTAGTTATAATACGACACGATTAAATCGTATTATAGAAGAATTTGAAGAACAGGAAGCCTATGTAGCAAAGAGAAAGTCTCAAAACAAAGGTAAACCTGCTTCAAACGCAGAAATAAAAGAGGTTATTTCAGATTATATCGAAGGAGATAATATTACAGAAATAGCACAAAGAATTTATAGGTCGGCTGCCTTTGTAAAAGGTATTATTGATAGAGTGGGAGTACCACAACGACCTGTAGGAGATGAAAAGTCGCACGAAGCAATGCTGCCCGATGCTTGTATTCGTGAAAAGTTCGAGGAAGGAGAGATTGTATGGAGTGCTAGGTATCATATGCCTGCCATAGTACAAAAAGAATACACCAAAGAGTATCAAGAATCCAAACCTGGAATTAGAACTTTTGATTACGAAAAGGAGTATGGTTGTAAGATGTATAGCATTTGGTGTTATGAACTTATACCATATAGTGATGAATACGCTAAACTCGGTTGGTGGACAGGTAGAAAACGTTTAGGCTTTTCTGCTCACGCATTGGCTAGTAGTTTGGGAAGCCTTGAACATCTAAGGGAATATGGAGTAAGTTTTGAGGATTAAAGGAAATACACATGGAAGCATTATATTTTTACATAGTTTTTGCTGTGTCGGGAGCATTAACTAGTATGGTTTCAATCTGGTATCCAGCTTATGAAGTAGCAAAGAAGATCGATCCTACTAATATATCTGTGGCAATGCCCAAGTTATATTATAGTCTATGCTTTGCCTTCTCATTTGTAATGGCACCAGCGTTGATAATTATGTTTATAAATCAGGATCAATTTATAAAGACTTTTGTACAAAGTCTTTTGGGAGATGAAAAATGAACGGTGATTTAAGAGAAGCACTAAAATTAAAGTATAAAGGTGAAATGGCTGCAGCAAAAGCCAATATTAAAGTCTATTTATTAAACCCTGTAGGAATTGGGGAACACCCAGACCTTATAGCAGCAATAGACTCTGAAATGGATAAAGCAGCTAACGCTCACGAGAAGCTTGAATTTTTAGAAAATCTGGAATGGTAGGCCTAACCTACGCAAAAATTGTTCTTGACTTTTGGTCAAGAATTTAGTATAATATAAAAATGGACGATAGTAGACCTAGAGCGCACGTTTCAGAAGATGATAAGCATGGCGTAGCCAAAAATGCTTATGAGAACACTATACGAGACCTCAATAGGACTATTTATAATCTGTATATAAGAATTAACGAGTTACAAAGGGAGAATGATGAACTGTCCAAGTTGCGGGAGTCTGAACATAAATCAGCGAGCTGACATTATTCAGTTTGAGAATAATGACAGACCTGTGGCTATTGTCGCCCCAGTTATGACGTGTCAAGACTGTGGTGAGAGGTGGACTGACGAGAGAGCAGAGGACTTAAAGTTCAATGCAATCCTACCCTAACTCAAAATAATTCTTGACTTTTATTCTTGTAATCTGTATAATATAAGAATGGGAGACAGATTTTATTTTCAACAAAAACAAAAAAGGAGAAGAGCAGTGGCTTGGACAGACGAATCAAAACAACAAGCAATTGACCTTTACACAGAACAAGACCCTACTCCAGAAACAAGTATGGAGATAGTAAAAGACATAGCTGACGAATTAGGTGAGAGCCCAAATGGAGTCAGAATGATTTTAACTAGGGCAGGCGTGTATGTTAAGAAGAACCCATCAAGTGGTTCTTCTAATGGAGGTTCTACTGGTGGAGGTAGAGTTTCTAAAGAGGCAATGCATAATGAGTTGAAGGCGGCTATATCTGATGCTGGACAGGAAGTAGATGACGAGATAATCGGCAGACTTTCAGGTAAAGCAGCACAGTATTTAGCAGGCGTCATTAACGCAGTTAACGGTTAAATCCACCTGAAACGCAAGGGGTAGTGAGCTATCCCTTGCATTTTTGTGTTTTAATTTTTTAGCATATTTTTTAACACAGACATATCTACTAGCGTGGTTTCTACTAACAATAAACACAAGGAACCCACGTGACTAACAACGAATTTATTAAAGCTGTAACGGAGTGCGGTGATGCAGTTATAACCTACAGGAGTACAAACTCCAGAAAGTTAAAGTACAATGTATGTACTTTAGATTTTTCAACCCCATACATTCAAAAGAAGAAAAACAGAGCTCGGGCAACAAAAGACACAGTTCTTTTATGGTGCTGGGATACGGATTCTTATCGCCTGTTAAGACCTAAGAATGTAACCTCTATAGTACCCTTATCTAAGATTTTAAGGAATGAGAGGGTAAAATGGTAGATTTATTTCAGGAACCAGAATTTTATTCAAGAATAATCCATGAGAAAGAAAATGGCGAAGAACAGATTCGCTTAGTAGTAAATACATTTCG